GGCCGAATCGGTGCCCATTCCTCACCGCCGCCCTGTGGGATGATCTGCCGCATGACGAACCACCCTGGCCGCAGGCGCGGCGATGACGAGGAACCCCAGTCCGCGGAGGAACTGGCCGCCAGCGTGCCAGCCGTGCAGGAGATGGCCGGCGAGATGGACGCACAGATGCCGCCGGGTCACACCCCGAACGGTGTCCCGGCCGGCCTGAAACCCGACCCGGTGACCCTGGCCGCTAAGGCGGTCGCGCAGACCCTCGGCGAGCACCTGCCCAACATGATCTTCCAGGCGATGGCCGCCGCACTCTCGCAGGTCCAGGTCACGACACAGCAGCACCTGTGCGCCACCTGCATCATCGCCCGGATCGGGTGGGAGAACTCGCACCGCGCCGACATGGAGGCCGCGATGATGGCGGCGGCGGAAGCGGCCGGGGCGGAACCGGGCAGCCCGCAGGCCGGCCAGCTTGAGCTCACGCCGTTCCTGCCGCCCGATCTGCGGCTGGGTGAGCGGAACGGCATGCCGGGTGTCGCCCAGGCTGTCACCACGTTCCAGGGGACCGAGGTGTGCCCGGCGCATCTCCCCGGCGGCCATGCGGCCCGATCCCCGCTGCTGGTCGCCACCGCGGGGATGAGCCCCGCCATGGCCGCACGGTTCACCGGGACCGGGTGAACGGCCCCCGGTTACTTGTAGCTTCCGAGGATCTTGCACGCCGACCCGTACAGCCAGTCCGGGTCATGCGCCGTCGACCCCGGGTTCAGTTCGGTGACCACCATCCATGCGGCCATCAGCCGCCCGGCCCGCACCAGGTCCGCGGGGACCGCGACGGTGTACCCGCCGGAGTACGTCACCCGGACCCGCGACCCGATGGGGACCAGGGAGCCGATCTGGAACCACAGGTGACCCGTGTTGTCCGGCCCGTCGAGAAGCTGAGACTGGCCGTACTGCTGGGTGCCGGAGTAGGACCGGATCACCGTCACCTGCACGCCGGAGTACTGCCACAGGTCCGGGTACCGGGCCGGGGTCTGGGTCAGCCAGCAGTGCCGCACCAGGTCACTGCCGCCGCCGAGCGCCAGGGCCTCCGACCAGCCGATGGTCCCCTGGATCGGCATCGGCAGCGACGCCCCCGCCGGGTACTCATCCGGGTCCGTCCCGTCCGCCCTCGTGGTTTCGGTGACGGTGAACGGTGCGAGCCGCCGCCCCCCGGCGGCCGCCTCACACGCCCGGGTCGATTCGGACATGAGGTCCGCCAAGGCCGGCTCGGAGTACCCGGCTACGAGGTCGGCGAACGCGGACGACTGGAAGTTCGCCGCACTGCACAGGGGGACGGGAGTGTCGGTGTCCGGCATGACCGTACCCCCTCGCGGCTACTTGGTCTCGGGTGCCGGGCTGTCCGTCTTCGCCGGCACCGCCCTGGCTGCCGGCTTGGGCGGCGGGGGCGGGGCGGGGACCTCGGTGAACCCGCCGCCGTGGATGCCCAGCAGCACCTCCCCGAACTCGCGGGGCACCTCGCACACCGGGTCGGCGGCAGGCCAGTGGTAGGGGCGGCCTTCCCACGGGATCGTGGTACCGCCCGTTTCTTTGCGCAGCCACATGGGGCCGTTCCTTCCGTCCGGGGAGGGGTCCGGGCGGCGCACCCGCAGCAGGGTGAGCGCGCCGCCCGGATCGCTTCGTCAGGCAGCCACCGAGACGCGGTATGCGCGGCCGGCGAACTTCGGCGTCCTCACCGCGAGGCAGGTGTCCCCCATGATGGCGAACGGCATGGAGTCCGGGCTGCTGGTCGTCGGGTAAACATCCAGCGGCTGTGCCTCGCGCACGAACGGGCGGACGATGTTCCCCGCATCGCGGGACATCAGGTAAATGTTCTCCTGACCGCTGCCTGCCGGCAGCATGCCGGTGTTGGTGCCGTAGTAGGCGGTGGGGAGGGTGCCGGGGACGGTGGGGCCGGTGGAGTTCTGCGGGATCAGCGCCGCCCCGGTGTCGACGATCTGGTTGGTGACGACCGGCGTCACCCCGTCCGAGGCGAGGCCGACGGTGGAGTCGACGTAGCCGAGGAACGTCTCCGCGCCGGCGGCGGTGCCGCGGAACACCTTGTACAGCTGGGTGCCGAGGCCGTCCTGCCCGGTCGGCGGGGTGAACGACAGCACCACGTTGTTCCCGGTCGTGACGGCCTGGCTGACCTCGGCGGACGGGAGGATTTCCCCCTGCCGGGCGATGATCGCGCTGATCCTGTAGTAGTAGGTGGTGTTCAGTGTCGCCGCCGAGTTGGTGGCGGTCGACGCGGTGACGGTGCCGACCGCGTAGCCGAGCGTCGACAGGAACGACGACGGGACCAGGGGGATCCGCTTGTAGGTGGCGACGATCAGGCCGGCGGCGATCTCCACGTTGTCGAACCGCTGCTGGGCGGTCAGCAGCTGCGCGATCCGCGCCTCCGCGGACACGGACATGACGTACATCCAGGAGGAGTCCGCGACCGGCTCGGCGGCGTTCCCCGACACGAGGACCTGGAGTTCGTCCAGGGTGGCGAGGGACAGGGACTTCCCGGCGTAGTCGATGGCGTTCTGGGAGCCGCCCGCGGAGAACGTGGAGATCTGGGTGTCGAGGCCGTCGAACTGGGGCTGCGCCTGGTTCGCCGTGGACGCGGCGTTACCCCAGCCGCACAGGCATTCGATGTCCCAGTAGTAGCCCTTGATGGCGCCGTTGACTTCAGTGGCACGCAGGTCTACGAGGTCCTGGGTGACGGCCTGCGCGTACCCGGTCACACTGCCGACGGCCTGGACGTGGGCCATCGTGAACGAACCCTGCGTGTACGTGCTGGTGGACACCGGGCGGGCGCCGCCGTCCGGCACCGCCCCACCGGACACGACGACGGTGCGGGTGTTGAAGTAGTAGGTGGTGGAGTTGTGCTTCTTGGTGGGGATCGCCCGGCACCACGGCGCGAACCGCCGCTGGTACTCCACGAGTACCGGGTCGATGAGCTTCGGGACGAACGGGGATGCGCCGGCGGCGGTCAGCGCCTCGCGGATCTCGGACATGAGGTCTCCTTGAACAGCGGAAGGCCCCCGCAGTGGACGGGGGCCTTCAGTGGTTTGGTCAGGGGGGCCATCTCTGCCCGGAGGGCACCAGCACGGGCGGCTGGCGGCCAGAATCGGTGGTGCGGGGCTCAGCGGTGGCCGCGCGGCCCGAACGCCGCGCCGGCCAGGGCGGCCAGCTCGTCGTTCGCCGCCGACGCCAGGACCTTCGCGTTGCCGGGCGCGTCGGCGATCGCCTCGAGGGCGGCGATGCCCTTGCGCTGGACGCCGCCGGTCTCGGCGCGGGCCTGCCGCAGCGGGACCATGCGCTCCTCGAGCATCTCGGCGACGAGCTGCTCGTCGGTCTTGGCGGTGGCGAGTCCTTCCTTCGCGGCGGCGGCTGCGAACTGCTGCTCGACGATCGCGGCGAGGCGGCCACGGCGCTGATCCTCGGTCTCGGACACGCTGGCACCCGCGGTGGCGGGGGTGCCGGTGCCGAGTGCGGCGGACTCCGCAGCGATCTTCGCGGCGTCGGCGGCGGCCTTCTCCTGCGCGGCGCGCTTCTGCGCCTTGCGGGCCTTGCGGGCGGCGTCCTGCGCTTCCAGCGCCTCGGTGACGGCCTTGGCGAGTGCGGCCTGGTCGATTCCCGGCGCGCTTTCGGCCGCCGGGGTGGTGGTCTCCGCCATGGGAGCCTCCGTTTCCGTGGTTGCGGCGGCCGGGCCGGCTGCCGGGTCGGTGGGTGACGCCTCATCCGGGGCGGACTCGCCCGGGGCGTCGCCGTCGGGGTCCGTGTCGCTGCTGACACCGGGAACGTCCATGTCGCCGTCCATGTCCGGGTCCAGGGCGGCGAGGGCTTTGCAGGCGGCGTCAGCAGCAGCGCGGAGGATCACGTCCAGGTCCTCGGGGTCCATCGAGTACGAGGACAGGCAGATGTCGACGGGGCCGTTGGATGCGCGCACCGACCATGACCCGGCGCACGACGCCATGCCCAGGTGCTCGGCGAGGGCCTCGGTCACCTGGGCGGGGGCGTCGAACGACCAGCCGGCCGACTCGGCGGCCACCTGGATGCCGAACTTCTTGGCTGCGGCGCGGATGCGGCCCATGACCCGCTTGAGCTGCGCCGGCGTGTACTTGGCCGCGTTCGCCTTCTTCGCCAGATAGGCCAGCGCCGCCTTGACATGGGCGCGATTATCGATGGGGTAGCGCTTCTGCTTATCCGACTGGTAACCAGGATCGGCGTACTGAATGTCGCCGTATGGCAGCTTCCCGTTACCGGGGGCGTTGCCGCCTTCGGTCACTGCGGCGCAGGTGACGCACAGGCCGTTCTCCAGGACGTGCGGCGCGGTGAACGGGAGCGCCGCCTGATCAGCCTCGGTCAGTACCGGGGCGGGGGCGGTTTCCTCGGTGATGGTCACACGCGCCTCCTGGACGCTCTCAGTGATCAGGACACGCTCCGTCGTCTCGCTCGCACCGTCCTTCGCCCAGGCGAACGCATCCACCGCCGCGCCGGGGACACCGGGAGACGCCGTGTAATCAAGCCCCGTGAGCGACAGCGAATCGCCCTGCTCAGCGTCGGCGCCATCAGGCCCCTTGATCTTGCGGACGCGGCCCTCCCAGAAACCCCTGATGCTCACTCCCCGCAGGAACGGCTCCGTCCCGCCCGTGGTGTCCAGCAGCGAGGCGACGGTGCGCCCGTGGGGAGTGTCAGCGATGTCGGCCGTGAAGCGCGCTGAGCCGTCCTCAGCCACCGTCAGCGAGCGGATGCGGCCGACGATGCGGGTGCTGTCATCCTCGGCAGCGTGATGCGTCCTCTGGGTCAGCGGCTCCAGCAGCCCCAGCGGCATACCGCCCTCGGCAAGCCGTGGCTGCGCCTTCCTCACCGCATCAGCGATCGCCTCAGCGCTGTAGTAGCGCCTGTTCAGGCTGACGCCCGGCTTGAGCGCCGTACCGCTGACGGTGGCTAGGACTCTGGCCATGACACCTCCGCACAGCATCGGGCACGTATCCGGGTATCGCGGGCAGGGGATGCGGCGGCCTAGCTGTAGGCGATGGAGACGGCGCCGCTGGTGATGGTCCCGGACGCGTTGGTCACGGTGATGCCGTTGACGGCCGTCACGCCGATGACGATGACCGTGCCGCCGACGTTGAGCGTGGTGTTGGACACCGGCAGCGCATACAGGGGGGTACCGGAGCCGGCGGAGGCGTTGTCCCAGACCTCCAGCACGCCACCCGAGCCGGCGAGCGCCGTGATGACGGTGAGCTTCGCCAGGCGCCCCGGAGCGCCCTTGATGACTTGCAGCGTGTTGCTGGACGTCAGGGTCACGAGGGCGTTGTTCGTGGGCTCTACCGGGTTGCCGAGGGTGTCGACGTTGGCGATGTAGCTGGCCGGCGAGAATGCCATGATGTAGCCCCTTCCGGGCTCGTGCGGACTTGGGATAGGGCCGGCTCAGCGGCCGTAGAGGAAGATGTCTGTCCCGGTGACCGTGCCGCCCGTGCAGGTCCACGACACGCGGCCCCACGACGGCATCACCAGGTACGACGACGCGGCGCCGCCATGCAGGCCCGCATAGACGGGTGCGGCGGACCCGGCAGCGGACAGGGAAGCGGTCTTCAGGACCTGCAAGTAGACGTTCCCCGCGTCGTCGTACAGGTCGACCTGCACCAGGAACGCCGGGCTGCTGGTGACCGCGGTGACGTGGGCGAACAGGGCAACGTCCTGGACGTCCCGCAGGTCAACAGCGGTCTCGAAATCAGCCTGGGGCACGTCATCGCCGGCTCCGGCCCCGGCCCACCCGCCGGAGTTCCCCGCCCCGGAGATCGCGGTGCCGAGCCCGGAGGCGGCGAGGGACCACAGGACCTTCGACCGGGGGTACAGGTTGCTCACTCGGCGCCTCCTCGGTCGCGCTGCGGTCGGGGGATGCGAGGGTGCCGGGTCAGTACAGGGCGACCCACGGCATCGCCGTCACCGCGGCCCCGCTGGTCAGCGTCGCCAGGGTCAGCGACGCCGGGAGAGTGGAGGACGTGCCGTACAGCGAGTACCGCTCCGTGTTCGCCGGCACGTTGAAGTTGACCGCGCCGTTCGCGGGGGCGGCCATCAGCGTCGGCGTCGCCGTCGTCCACGCCACCTCCAGCGCCACGTAGTAGAACCCGGCGGCCAGTACGGCGGGGGTCGCCCAGGTGAACGTCTGCTTGCCGGTGTTCGTCCCCCACGCCGTGTGGATGTCCGCGGAGAGCGCCAGCTGCGCGCCGGCGAGGCTGTAGATGCCCGCGTAGGCGTGGGTGACGGTGCCGGTGGCGTTCGCGGTGCAGTTCACATCCGCGTAGGTGGTGGTGCACGCCGCCGGGTTGTAGAACTGGGCGACGTAGGTGTTCGTGGAGGACGCGAACGTCATCGTGGAGGAGGCCTGGAGCACGTCACAGGTCCACGCCAGATAGGCGTTCGCGGCGGGGCCGGCGCCGACCAGGGCGCTGTGCAGGCCGGCCTGCACGAAAACGCAGCCTGAGCCGACCGTGCCTGCCGTCGTGCAGATCCAGAGGGCGCCGGCCTGGTCAGGCACCACGTCGCCGGCGGCGAACGTGCCCGAGGCCGGCGCACCGCCAGCGGTCGCGCCGGCGTAGCGGCTGTTCGCCGTCGCCCCGGTCAGGCCGGCGACGCCGACCGTGTTGAAGACGGCTGATACGGCGGTGATGGAGACGGGGCTGCCGTCCTCGTCGACGATGCCGGGCGTGGTCATGAGGGCTCCTCACAGGGAAGCGGGGCGGGACGGGCTGCTCAGGCGGCCCTCTTGATCAGGTAGGCGGCGAACGCGGCGAACGGGATAAGGAGACCGGCACCCGGACCTGGCCGGCACCTGCAGCCAGGATGTGGCGTGGCAGGGTAGTCCCGGGGCATGTACGGACCCTTGTCTGCGTAGTTCTCGCAGGTAGAACAGACTTTTCCGTCCCCTGCCGTCAGCCAGCCCAATAGCTCGATCCCGCCGAGCGCGGCATATGCGGCGGCCATCGCGGCGGAGACCGCGGCGGACATGGCCTGGTCGAGGAACGCGGTCACCGACCGGGCTTTGCGGAGCACCGCGGACGCCGCGGCGAGCATGGCCGCCTCAGAGTTCCCGGTGACCGCCCCGGCGGTGAGGGCCGCGGCGAGGTCGGTGACGGCCCCGGCAATAATCCTGGCGGCCCATCCGGTGACGGTGCCCCGGTCCGGTTCCTGCTGGCCGTCGCGCGCCGCTTTCTGCCAGGCGAACCCGTCATACCCGGCGCCGGCGGCGGAGACGGCCAGCGCGGCGGCGGTCCCCTCACCCGCCGACGCGGTGAGCCCATCGGTGACCGCATCGAGGAGACCCGCGTAATCCGGCTGGTCGTTCACGCCCATCAGGAACCCGGCGGCCATTGACCGGGCCAGCTTGCGGAGCTCGGCCTTGTGGTGTTTCGCGGCCTGGGGCGACTCGTGGTCCGTGCCGGGCGCGGGGGTGTCCGGGAGCATGAGGGCGTGCCGGCGGAACGCGGTGATCAGGGCGGCGAGGTCCAGGCCGGCGACGGCTTTCCGCCACGCGGTGCGGGTTTTGCGCTGATGCCGGGCGTAGAGGGCATCCTGCCGGGCGTACACATCAGCCCACACGCCCTGCAAATCGCTCAAATCGATGGCCAGTTCGGCCACCGGGCCGGGAGCAGGCGGCCCGGTGGGATCATCGCCGCACTGGCCGCATGGGAAGCCGTCTGCCGGGCAGTGCAGGCAGCGCAGCGGGGGGAGTGCCACGGTCAGCCCTCCGTGTCCGGCTGAGACGCGCCCGGCACCTGGCGCGGTCCGGCTTCGGTGCCTGACGCGGGGCAAGACCGCAAGAGTCCCCGCTGCGCGTCTCAGGTCTCGGTGATCTCCGTCCGGCCCCCGGCGTCCTCCGGGCCGCACGTCCCGCAGCACGCCACCCAGGGCGCGTAGACGCGATGGCAGCGGGGGCATTCCCAGCCCGAGGGATGGCACGCGGCGGTACCGCCCGGCACCGGCGGCGCCGGGGGTATCTCGACTCGGCGGTCCGGACCCGTCAGCATCCACCCGCCACGACGCCTCACG